AGGAACATTAACAGTAGATGCAACAGACATATATGTAGATAGTGCATTAATAACAGCAGATCAAACAGACGAATAATGATAAAATTAATAATAGAATTATTAAAGACAGATAATTTTTATGGAGTTAATCCTTATATAGACATTGCTAAAGGCAAGTATAAAGCTCCTTTAACAATACAGGAAGCAAAAAATGTAATTAAACGTAGGTGGTATGGCAGATAATAAAAAAATAATATATACTATAGAAGTCACTGATAAAGGGACCTATAAGATACGAGAGCTTAACGCAGAGGTTTCAGATTCTTCTGAATTATTTAACAAGTTAACTGCAGATATACAAAAAAATGCAACAGCAGGAAATTTAAATGCTTCTGCGATGCAGGCTCAAATAAATCAACTAAAGCAGTTAAGAGATCAAAATACAACAGCTAACGATTTATATAGAAAACAGACTGCAGAGATAAGAACATTAGAGGGTCAGTATAAAAAGTTAACAGCTGTAACAAATCAACAAACTGACAAAACAGGATTAGCTTCTGCAACTCTTGTTGAATTTAGTAGAGGTGTACAAGATGCTAACTATGGATTTAGAGGTGTAGCAAACAACTTATCTCAATTAACTACATTAATGACCACTTTAATAGGTACTACAGGTGGTCTTAAAAATGCTTGGGCTGCATTAGTGAAAGCTTTTACGGGTCCAATAGGATTTTTAGTTGTTGCAAACATAATTATTGCTGCTTTAGAAAGACTGTCTATTATGACAGAAAAAAACACAAGAAAAACAGAAGAAAATACAAAGGCAATAAAAGATAATATAAAAGAGAGAGAAAAACAACTTGGTCAATTAAAAACAAATATAGATCTATTAACTGATGAGTTTGAACAAATACTAGAAAGTGGTGCTGTTGGTGTTGGTGGTTTTATAGAACAAGAAAGAGCCTTATTAGTGTTACAAGCTCTTTTAACTGAAGCGGGAATAAAAGAAGGTAAGTTATTATCTGATAAAAACTTGTTTCTTGAAGACAGGTTAAGATTAGGATTAGCTTTATATCAAAGAGAAAAAGAACAATTAGAACTTGACAAATTAGTACTATTATTAGAGGGCGATATATCTAAAACGCAAAAAAGAACAATATTAAATAATATTGGAGCTAAGAAAGAGCAAATACAGACCAATCAAAATTTAATTGATAGCATTGTAGAAATGCAAGAAGTTGAAGTTGAAAGTGAAAAAGAAAAAAATAAGACTGTAGAGCAATTAGAGAGAGAGAAATTACAATTTAAAAAAGAGGTAGGTGATGCTTTAGCTGTATGGGAAGAGCAGCAGTTTTTATTAGAAAGACAAAGGCTTGAAGATCATTATGAAAAATTAATAGAACAAACTGCAGCCAATGGAGAAAGTACAATTGCATTAGAATTAGCTAAATTTGCAGCTTTAAAACAAATTGATAGTGAAAGAGAGTTAAAGCTTCAACAAGATGAAGAAAAAGCAAATGCTAAAGCAGAAAGAGACATATTAAGGCAAACAAGACTTAATAAAATAAAATTAGATTTAGAACAAAAGCAATTGCAAAATGAACAGCAAATAGATCTTGCAAGGGTTGGTTTTGCAAAGCAAATTGCAGGTATATTATCAGGAGTTGCAGAAGAAGGTTCTGCTCTTGCAAAGGCAGGTTTAGTTATAGAAAAAGGAGCAGCTATAGCTGATATTGTTATTAAAGCTCAACAAAGTGTGGCAACTCAAACAGCTGCGTCTGCCGCCTATGCTTTACAAACTCAAGCAGCCTTTGCTTCTGCTGGTCCTCTTGGTATTGCACCTGCAGCAGCATTAATTGCTAAAAACAAAGTGTCATTAGCTAAAAATTTAACACAAACAAAAATAGGAGCTGGTTTAAGTATTGCAAAAATATTAGCAACATCTTTATCTTCAAAAGGAGGAGGAGTTCAAGCTCCAGCAGCAGCATCATCTCAAGCTACAGCAGCACCACAAATACAAGCTCCAGCTTTTAATGTAGTAGGTGCAACACAAGAAAGCCAGTTAGCACAAACAATATCACAATCAGAACAACAACCTATAAAAGCTTTCGTTGTAGCATCTGATGTATCAACAGCACAAGAACTTGAACGCAGTACAATATCAGGAGCTTCTATTGGATAATAAAACAAAATAAACTTAATATGGTTATTTAGATATGGAAAAGATAATAGAACTTATTATAGACGAAGAAAATGAAATTAGTGGTATTGAAGCTATTTCTGTCGTTGAAAATCCAGCAATAGAAGAAGATTTTATTGCACTAAAAGAACATAAAGATATTAAACTTGCTGAAGTAGATGCAGAACAAAGAATACTTATGGGTCCTGCACTTATTCCTAACAAGAAGATATTTAGAAAAGGTGCTGATGATGATGACAATGATTACTACATATATTTCTCTGAAGAGACAGTTAAAAAAGCATCTGAATTATTCTTTATAAAAAGCAAACACCAAAATTCTACATTTGAACATTCATTTGAATTATCAGATATGTCTGTTGTAGAATCTTGGCTTATAGAAGACCCAAAGAAAGATAAAGCTGCTGCTTATGGATTTGACCTACCAAAAGGAACTTGGATGGTATCAATGAAAGTATTAAATGATGATGTGTGGAAAGCAGTAAAAGAAGGAGAAGTAAAAGGATTTTCTATAGAGGGTTACTTTGCTGATGGACTGGAAAGACCAAAAGAAGCTATAGAAGAAAATGCTTGTTCAGATTGCTTAAGTGAACTTAATGCAGAATATGAACTAGCAGAAGTATTAGCAAGTTTAACAGAAGATGTAGAACTTGAATCTTATGGAGGATATCCACAATCTGCAAAAAACAATGCTAAAAGAGGTATTGAATTAAATGAAAAATTAAATAATAAATGTGCAACTCAAGTTGGTAAAGTAAGAGCTAGACAACTTGAAAAAGGAGAAAATTTTACATTACCTACTCTTAAACGCATATACTCTTATTTGTCAAGAGCAGCTGCTTATTATGATCCAGGCAACAATGAAGCTTGTGGAACTATTTCATATTTATTATGGGGTGGTAAATCAATGCTTAACTGGACAACATCTAAACTAAAGGGACTTGATGCAATCGAAGCTGCATCAGTAATTATAGATGGAAGAGCTGCCTATTCAACACAGGAAGAAGCAGAAAAAGCTGCTGAAGATATAGGTTGTCAAGGTTATCATACACACGAGTACGAAGGAGACGTATGGTATATGCCTTGTGAGGAACACAATCTAAAAGCTCCCTGTACAGAAGGATATGAGCAAATAGGAATGAAAGATAAAGATGGTAGAAAGGTTCCTAATTGTGTTCCAATAAAAAGATGAAAAATAGAAATAAAAAAGCAACTGTAAGCTACTCTTCACCAAAGAGTTCATCAAGAGGATGTTTATGTCCTGATGGAAGAACTTATTCTACAAAATGTTGTGATGGAACACTTCAAGCTCAAGGAGTTGGTAAAGTTTAAAAATACAACAATTAAATTTTAATCAGTAATAATTATAAATAAAGTATCTTATGAAAGCAAGTGAAATTGTAACTAAAATCAAAGATGTTCTTTTATCAACTAATTCAGAAGAAGAAGTAACTACTCCTGAAGTTGAATTAAAAGAAGAAGCTCCTAAAGCTAAAAAAACTAAAGGAGAAACTAAAGAGGTAGCTCCTAAAGCAGATATTAAAGAAGTATCTTATTCTGCAGAAGAACCTACTAACGAACTACAAGAGGATGTTTACGAAGAAGACATCGTAGAAGAAGCTCCTGCTGTAGAATACGCTACTAAAGACGAAGTTTCAGAACTTAAAGCTATGGTGGAAAAATTAAGAGGTATGATAGAAGCTAAAGAAGAAGCTCAAGAAGAAGTTCCACAAGAACTATCTGCTGATGAGTCTGCTGAAGCAATCTCTCATTCACCAGAAAACCAAGTAAGTGAGAAAACTGGTGTTAGATTTGCTCCAAATGCAAATAGAAACACTACTTACAATAGAGTATTAAACGCAATAACTAATAATTAAATTAATTTAAAATGGCAACAACAACTTCAATAACTACTACTTACGCTGGTGAATTTGCTGGGAAATATATTTCTGCAGCTCTTTTATCAGGTAAAACTTTAGCAGGAGGAAACATTACTATTGTTCCTAATGTTAAGTACAAACAAGTAATGAAAAAAGTGGCAACTGATGACATCGTAAAAAACGCAACTTGTGATTTTGATGACACATCAACACTTACTCTTACTGAAAGAATCTTACAACCAGAAGAATTCCAAGTAAACTTAGAATTATGTAAGAAAGACTTTAGAAGCGACTGGGAAGCAGTTCAAATGGGATATTCTGCATTTGACAACTTACCATCTTCTTTCTCTGACTTTTTAATTGCTCACGTAGCAGATAAAGTAGCTCAAAGAATCGAAACTAACATCTGGACAGGTACTAACGCAACTGCAGGTCAATTTGATGGATTCATCACTACATTAGGTGCTGATGGTGATGTTAATGACGTAACAGGTACTGCTTCAACAGCAGCTAACATTATTACAGAACTAGGTAAAATTGCTGACGCAATTCCTACTGCTGTATATGGTTCAGAAGATATGGCTATCTACTTACCTTCTAATATGTATAGAAACTACGTTAGAGCATTAGGTGGATTTGGTGCTTCAGGATTAGGAGCAGCAGGTACTGACAACAAAGGTACACAGTGGTATAACGGTGGTGCTGGTCTTCAGTTTGATGGTGTTCAAATTGCATTAGCTCCAGGATTATCTGATAACGATGCTGTAGCAGCACAAAAATCAAACTTATTCTTTGGTACAGGTTTAATGTCTGACCAAAATGAAGTAAAAGTAATTGATATGGCTGATCTTGATGGTTCTCAAAATGTGAGAGTTATTATGAGATTTACTGCTGGTATCCAGCACGGAATTGGTGGTGACGTTGTATTATACGCTACTGCATAATAAATAATTGTTCAACTTAAGAAAGGGTAGGTAAGCTCTAAGCCTACCGCCCTTTTTTTATATAAAAAATAAAAATTATGGCTTGTGATTTAACATTAGGTAGAAAAGAACCTTGTAAAGACGTCGTTGGTGGTATAAAAAATGTTTATTTTACTGATTTTGGAGACTTTGGAACTGTAACATTAACAGCTGATGAAGTCACTGATATGTCAGGTACTTTTACAGCATTTAAATATGAAGTAAAAGGTAATTCATCATTAGAACAAACAGTAAACTCTTCAAGAGAAAACGGAACTACATTCTATGAGCAAACATTAAATTTAACTCTACACAAATTATCTAAAGAAGATAATAAAGAGTTAAAATTATTAGCTTACGGAAGACCTCACGTTGCTGTTGAAGACTATAACGGAAACGTAATGGTTATGGGATTATCTCACGGTGCAGATGTGTCAGGAGGTACAATTGTAACTGGTGCTGCAATGGGAGATTTAAGTGGATACACATTAACATTAACTGGAATGGAAACTACTCCAGCTAACTTTGTATCTGCACCTACAGCAGCTGACCCATACGCAGGTATGTCAAGTGCAACTGTAACTGTAACTGCAGGTACTAACTCTTAAACATAGAGTGTTCTTAAAATAAAGAGGGGACTTTTATAGTCCTCTTTTTTTTTGAACAATATTCAACATAATAGGTTATATAAGTATGATAAGATTATCACCTACAACAGATTCTCAAACAATTAGTATAATTCCAAGAGCATATACAGTTGCTAGTGATTTATCTATGGTTATCGTAGAAGATGGTACTAGAGAAACTCAAACAATAAATAGTATTACATCTTCCTTGTCATCTAATGGTAATTACTTGCAGATGTCTGTGGCTTTTAGTATTTTAACAGCTGAAAACAGCTATTCTTTTGAGTTGAAACAAGGAAGTACTTTATTATATAGAGGTAAAGCATATTGTACATCACAAACAGATAATACAACAGACCACACATTAAATAGTAATAAGTATAATGAATATGTTGGAACAGATACAGATGACCAAAAATATATTGTAATATGAGCAAAGTAAAAGTAATAAACCTATCAGGTTACGAAGTGCCAAGTATAAAAGAATCAACTAGATATGATTGGGTTGAATATGGTGATAACAATAACTATTTTGGGGACATAATAGATAGATATACAGGTAGTCCAACAAACTCAAGATGTATAAACGGTATTACAGATTTGATTTATGGTAGAGGATTAAACGCAACAGATTCAGAAGATAATGCTGTTCAGTTTGGACAAATGCAACAAATACTTAAAGATGTAGATGTAAGAAGAATTACGGGAGATATAAAGTTATTAGGTCAAGCATCTATACAAGTTGTATATAACAAAAGGAAAACAAAAATAATGCAGTTAAAGCATTTTCCTACAGAAACATTAAGAGCAGAGAAAGCAAAAGATGGTCAGATAAAGGGGTATTATTATCATCCAAAATGGAGTGAAATAAAGCCTTCTGACAAACCTAAAAGAATACCAGCATTTAAGTTTGGTAAAAAAAGTGAAAATGTAGAGATATATTGTATTAAGCCTTACAGAGCAGGTTTTTATTATTACTCTCCTGTAGATTATCAAGGATGTTTACAGTATTGTAATTTAGAGGAAGAGGTTTCTAATTATCATATTAATAATATACAGAACGGATTACAACCTTCTTTATTATTAAACTTCAACAATGGTATTCCAGGTGATGAAGCACAAGAAATGATAGAAAGAAAAATCTATGAAAAGTTTAGTGGTACTTCAAACGCAGGTAGATTTATATTAGCATTTAACGATAATGTAGAAAATCAGTCAACTGTTGAACCTATTCACTTACCTGATGCACACGCACAATACGACTTTTTAGCTAAAGAGTCAAGAGAAAAGATAATGATTGGTCACGGTGTTGTTTCTCCAATACTTCTTGGTATTAAAGATAACACTGGTTTTGGTAATAATGCAGAAGAATTAAGAACAGCATCTGTTTTGATGGATAACATTGTAATAAGACCATTTCAGACCCAACTAATCAACTCATTTAATGAGCTGTTATCTTTTAATGGTATAAACTTAAACTTATACTTTGTTACTTTACAACCAATTGAGTTTACAGAGCTTGATAATATTGAGACAAAGATTAAAAGAGAGGAAGAAACTGGTGAAAAGTTATCAAGTGAAGAAAAAAACGACTTTACAGATGAAGAAGGAGATGATTTATTAAACCAATTAGAAGAATTAGCTGAAAAAGTAGATGCAGATGACTGGGAGTTAGTACATACAGAGAAAGTAGAAGATACAGATAAAGAATTTGATTTTACAAGTCTTTCTATGCCTACTGATAAAGATGCTAAACCTAATAAGGTCTCATCACAAGATAATTCAACATATAAGGTTCGTTATTCTTATGGTCCTATAAGAAAATCACCTAATAGCAGACGTTTTTGTCAAAGAATGGAGCTTATAAGTGAAAAAAACTTGGTATTTAGAAAAGAAGATATAAATATGATGTCTTTTAAAGGAATAAATAAAGAATTAGGTCATAAAGGACAGAACTATTCATTATTTAAGTATAAAGGCGGTGTAAATTGTCAGCATTATTGGGAAATGAAGGTGTATAAGAAGAAGGTTTCAGACAATAACCTTGTTAGTGAGTCAGAAGCAATAAAAGATGGCTTAAAAGAGCCTAAAAACCCTTTAGAGATAGGAATTGCACCTAAAGATATGGCAAACAGAGGACATCATCCAAATTATAAGAAATGAAAGCATTATTTATAACATTAGAAGAATTAAAAAGAAAGTCTATTATAGATGGAAATGTAGATACTGATAAACTAATACAATTTGTAGAAGTAGCACAAGATACGTATATACAAACGCAATTAGGTACAGCTTTATATAACAAACTACAATCAGATGTAATTGCTAGTTCTTTATCTGGAAATTATTTAACTCTTGTAAACACATATTTAAAACCAATGCTTATTTGGTTTAGTCAATCAGAATATATGAAATATGCAGCATTTCAGATTAGCAACGGAGGTGTATTTAAACATAGATCAGAAAATAGTGATTCAGCATCACTTGAAGAAATAAACAATTTAGTACATCAAGCTAAAACTACTGCAGACTTTTATACACAAAGATTTATTGATTATATGGATTCAAACAGTGAGCTGTATCCTGAATTTATAACTAATCAAGATGGTGGAATGTATCCAGAGAGAGATCAAAATATGACGGGATGGGTCTTATAAAGAAGATAAAAACATATAAGCCCAAGAAAGAGAACGAAATTAAATTAATGAGTTATATAAAAAAGATAAAAGATGTCATTCGGGTCAATATATGATGATAGTTGGTTTGGAAATGATAGTGAATCTAATAATTGGGGAATAATTTATCCAGTATAATAAAATGGGATTTGGTTCAGTATATAGTGTAAGTTGGTTTGGTAACGTGAATGAAGCGAATGGGTGGGGTATAATTTATCCCTTTGATTCAGATGGCTCTTACTTAACAGTTGACACAACATTATTTACATCCGATAGTTCAACATTAACAGTAGACGCAACAGTATATTAAAATAAAATAAAATGGCAAAAACAGCAATTAACGTAGGAAGTTCAGCTAATGATGGAACAGGAGATCCATTAAGAACTGCAATGCAATCAACAAATTCAAATATTAATGAAATATATTCACTTTTTGGAGATGGTAGTACACTTGCAATAAGTGGAGATGCAACTGTATCAGCAGGTGCTTTAACAATAGCAAATGATGCTGTAGAAAATGCTATGATTGCGAGTGGAGCTATAGGTTCTACTGAAATAGCAGCAGACGCAGTAACTTATGCAAAATTAGGTGCAGAGTTTACAACAATACAGGCTTTAAGTGGAACAGCTGTAGATTGGTCAGCAGCAACAGTATTTACTAAAACAATAACAGCAACTGAAGCATTAACATTTAGTAATGTAGAAACAGGGATGGTTATTAGTTTAGTTTTAACAGGAGGAACAGCAGTTACTTTACCTGCATCAGTAAATGTTATATCAGGTACTTATGACCCTGCTGTGTCTAACTTAATTCAAATAACATCAACAAATGGCTCAACAGAACAATGGGCAGTAATATCTAAACCAGCAGCATAATGAAAGCAGTAAACAACAACGGAATAATTACGGTATATCAAGGAGTACCACAACAATTCAAATCATCTACGGGTTTTCACTTAAACGCAAGAGGAATGACAGCAGACGAGTTAACAAATGCTGGATTATTTGATGTAATCATAGATGAAAATTATGATTCAAGAATACATACTTTAGGTGAGATATATTGGGACACAGGAGCAACTGTATTTAGAAAAGATAAAGAAGATATTACTTGGGATGAAAGTTTATCAGAAATAAAAGAAAGAGAAATTAATAACTTTAAAGCAAGAATAGGAAGTGAACTATCTAAAACAGATTGGTATATAATAAGAGAGATGGATAATGGAGCAGATGTACCAGCAGAGATTGTAGACGCAAGAGTAGCTTTAAGAGAATTATCAGACACAGTTGAATCGGAAATAAATGCACTAACTACTAAAGCAAAAGTTA